TCATAAAATTAAGACGAGTTGCATCCCATTTTAATCTTTCTTTTAAAGGTTTGGATATTAACTTCGATACTGATTCTACCTCAATATTGTTAGTTTCGCAATAGTAACAGATTGCATCAATGTAATTGAAGTCTTCTTCTGCTGCAACAATCTTTTCGATTTCGATTGCAAATTTAGATGGAGTCAAGAATTTATTCTCGATTGCCTGTTCTAGTTCTTTACTTGGTTCCATAGAGTTCCAGTTTATCTTGAATAAATTTGTTAATGTATTCTCCGAGGAGTTTGATATACTTTGCTTTGTTGTATTCTTCATAGACGATGCATTCTCCATTTTCACAGGACATAATAATTACTAATTTTTTAACAGATATACCTGTTAATTCATATAACATACAACCGTATGCCATACACTGGACAAAATAATGCTCAATCCAGTCTTTCGGTTTAGGTTTCTTTGAAGTTTTAAAATCTATTATCGCCAACTCTCCCTCATACTCAGCAACGCAATCAACGGTGCCAGCAATTCCTAATTGCTTACTGTAGAGAGAACCCTCTAAAGCGTAAATATTATTTATATTACCAATTTTTTCCTTCGCTACATTAAACAAAAAATTAGAAATCGGAGGAACCTTTGGAAGTTTCTCGTCATTTAATAAATGATGCTCAGTTAGAGTATGAAAATCAGTACCACGGGTGGTAGCTGCTTTCGTAATACGATTTGCTTCTTCATCTCCAACTTTCTTTCTCCAGTTAACAAATATCTCTTTGTTAAAATGACTCGTAACTGATGTAATTGAAACTAATTTAATTAATTCATCTTCATCAGGAACAGAATAATAGCGTACACCATCAATAGTTTCCCTTGAAAGTTTAGGAAGATTTAATTCTACATGATTAAACATTAATTACCAGTTTCAAGTTTTGCAATAATATACTCTTTGACAAGTCCAGAGCGAACTATATCATCAATACCAAACTCTATTATATCAAAAGATGGCATTTTTCGCAATATATTGAGAAAATCATGTATGCCATTCCTGTCATTTGTTTTAACTAAATCAGTTTGACTTGCATCCCCACAAAAAATTATTCGACTATTTTCCCCAACACGGGTAATAATTGAATCTAATTCATGAAAGTTAAGATTCTGAAACTCATCAACAATAACAATAGCATTATCTAGAGTAGTTCCTCTTATAAAAGAAGTGCTCCAGAATTTAATTGTTTCTTGTGCCTTTAAATTACCATATAACATTTCAAAATCGGCATCAGTTGGCATTTGAAACATATATTTCACCATATTTTTATATGGTATTTGGTAAATATCTGCTTTATCTTCGTGATCTCCTGGTAAAAAACCAATTTCACGAGTAGAAACTAAAGAACGAACAAGGTAGATTCTCTCGTATGGTGTAGACTCATCAAGAACATCGGCTAGAGAGTTATATAAAGAAATAAATGTTTTACCTGTCCCCGCTGTTCCATATACAACAAGATGTTTATCGTCAGCATAAGAATCAAAAAGTTTTTTTTGATTGTCAGTGATGGGTTCAATATCAAGAAGGTAACTATTTCCAATCGGTTTCTTACGTTTCATTTGTTTCGTAGTTAAACCAATACCTATGGGTTGATCCCCATTAGTCTTCTTTTTTCTTGGCATTTGATTAAAGTGTCTTTACTCTTGAACCTGGTGATTTTGATGCTTTTTGAAGAACATCATTCCATCCTGGTTTACTCTTTCTTAACTTATCTTTCCATTCTCCAACTTCACCAACACCTGGCATTGTAGAGGGATCTGAATAGTCCCTTAACCAATCAGGATTGTCTTTACACCACTGATCCCATTCTGTGATACTCATCATCACTTCTTTCTGTTCACCAGTTTTTGTATTTACTACAGGATATGTTGCCATAATATTATAAAGTAGTATAGTTATTTAGACCCATTGCAAAGCCTCCGATACAGTTGGAAACTGTTCGGTAAATATGGTCTTGCAATCATTTGCAATATCCATATGTTCTTTTTGTGTACCGTGTCCAGAACGGAGATCAATATAATGAACCCAAGAACGAACACTTCCAGACATATAGATACGAGTTGGAGTTGCAAGTGGGAGCACAAATCTTGCACATTCTTTTGCAATTCCTTCTCTTAATAATTCATTATATAAATCGAGTCCTTCATTAAAATAATTTTGTATTCGACCAAGTAACATTTTACTTTGATCCTCTGGTATATCATCAATACTATTCTGACGATTCTTTGTATCTTGTCTTCTTAATTCTGGTAAAGGTATATTTGTATCTAATAAATTTGTATCAGCATATCTCTGACTAAACTCTTGAAATGTAAAAGAGCGATGTCTTAATATCTGTGCAGCAAGTCCTCTTGTAGTATTAATTTCAAGAGTCATAAACGCTTGCTCAAAGATCGACCAGTGTTGATGCTTAATACAGTATCTTAGGAGACCTGCGTAATTATCATTATCCTGATTATTTGGGTTGCTAACACGAGCACAATATGCCATATGCTTTTCGGCATCAGGAGAGACACTTACAAGTGATACGTTCATTTAAATCCTTTTGATGTTTTTGACTCCACAGCAGCCAATTCTTCTTTAACAACTCTAAGTTGTGACTTCATCATTTTGAGTTCTTCATCTGTATATAGATAATCTTTTTTGATTAATCTCTCAAGCATCTTAATTAATCTTTTTGCTCTATTAATCGGGGTAGCCATCGTCGTCCTCTAATATTTCGTCATAATCTTGTGTAATTGTTGGAGGTGGACTAACGTAAGATTGTACGTCTGAATAAACCTCTGCTTTAATATCATCTACCAATAATTCTAAGTTACGAACCATTAGTTTGAGTTTGTCTCTGTCCATAATATTATTGTTTCAAATATTATAGCATAAAAAAAGAGGGTGTCAAGCACCCTCCTAGAAAAATATGTAATTGTGTTTACATTAAGTTAGAAACTAACACTCTTCTGTAGTAAGCGTTTGCATTCAAGTTTGTAGAATGCTGTGGATCACTATCAGATAGGGCAGCAAGTCCCTTAGCAAATGGGTTAAGAACCATTCCGTAACGAGTCTTAAACCCGATACGTGGTTGGAATGTATCCTGACCGATTGCTCTGTACATTTGTAGAGGAACATATGGGCAGTAGAATAATCCTGCATCATATGCATTAGTACCTTTGTAACCTACAACATAGTACTGACTGTCAGATACGTTTGCTGAATATGGGTCGATGTAGACCTTGAAACGTCCGTTGAGTGTTCCAACGAATGTGTTTCCTGTGTCGTCAATCTCTCCGATACCACCAACTGCACCAGAAATTCCTGAGTCGTAGTCAAGAACACCACTCATAGCAAGAGCAGAAGCTACATCAGCAGATGTGATGATGATGTTACCCTTCCCTCTACGAGTTTCCTGTGCGATTGCGTTGGCATCTCTTTCAATCTGGAATAATAGTCCTTTGAATTTTTCAACTGACCATCTACCATTTGAGTCAACGTCAAGGTCGAATACACCCGCGTTAGCAACGTTAGCCTGTGCACCAGGTTTTGCACCTCTGTATACAGTTCTAACAACTTCTCTGTTGATTTCAGCAAGGATCTCTGTTGAGAGAATGTTTGCTAGTTCAGACTCGGCATCTAATCCGTGGATTGCTTTCAAGTCTTGAGCAAGTTCAACTGAGTAGTCTGCTCTTAGTGCTCTACCTTTAGCTTCAACAGCGATCTTGTCTATGCTGAATGCCATCTCCATGAAGGCAGTAGATGCACCGTCTCCTAGTGCTTCTTGCTCAGATGTTGTGAACTTAGAAGATGCTAGGTCATAGTTTGTAGCAGTTGTACCGCCACCAGTTGCATCGTTGATAAGTGCAGGGTTCTTCTCTGTAGTTGCTGTTGGAGGTGTTGCTCCGTCAGTTCCTGAGAATTGTGCATCTGGCTCATCGAAGAATGCTTCGTTACCTGTCTGGTTAGTGTAACGTGATCTCATTGCAAAGATCAATCCAGTAGGTCCTGTCATAGGTTGAACACCTGCGATGTCATAAGCAATAAGCTTAGGCATTGCACGACGAATCAAACTAATAAGGATTGGATCAAAACCTGCAACAGCACCACTACCAGTAGTAGGTGTGTTGATAGGACCAACGTTTGTTGGTGCCTCTGTAAGAACTGCAC